CTAACTGAGGTTCTCCATCGCCTTACGCAATTCTTTATCGAGCTTTACTCCGTGACAGCTTTTCGCATCCTTGAGCTGCCCGGTAGATAGGCTCTGCGCGCCTCTGAAATCGGCGCAATCCAGTACCGCTCCTCCAAACTTGGCCCCTACTAGTGAAGCGCCCCGAAAATCTGCGCTCGTCAGCGTCGAGTCCCGAAAGTCTGCTTCAAAGAGGTCTGCATTCTTGAGATTAGCCCGGACCATCTCCGCGCGCCGAAAGTCGGTCTTATGTAGCGTCGCCTCGCTCAGATTGGAACGATTCAAATCTGCACCTTGCAGGTTCGAATCATGCAGCCTTGCACACCGGAGGTCTGCTCCACGAAGATCCGCACCTACCAAGTAAAGGTCCTTCAGATTGACGGATCGACTACGCTCTCGACCGTTGACCTGCATTCCAAGAGTTTTGAGTGCCAGTCGGGTATCGTCATCCGGGGTTTCCGGCAATCCTGCCGCCGCACCGGCTTGCAAGGTTGACGTCCGTTGACGAAGGAAGGCGGAGAGCACTTCGATGGCGTGCATCGAGCGATCTGGATAATCCTCCATGACTTCACGCAAGGCCAAAATGCCACCGATGCGCACGTACATTTCTTCGGAATCGAGTCGCTCCAGCGCTGTGTTAAGCCGGTCAGTCACGTGCCCCCGCCTGGCTAGCCTGAACGTCCTCGCCGTGTAGATCAGCGCACATAGCGCACCCAGGGCGACTACAGCCTGGACGACGGCCAGCCTGATTTGCCCTTCCGCCTGGGCCTTGTCACTCTCGTCAAGCAAATCCCAATACGGGCGGCGCCATGGCATTACCAGGCCGTTAAGAGCCTCTCCTGCGTACACGCGGACAGAGGTTACGAAAATGAGGGTTGCTGCTATTCCGGCGACAATCAGCAATATGAGCACAAGAGCAATTACAGCACTCTTTCTCAATTCTCGACCCCATCCACTAACCTGCCAAGGATCCATCCCCACGGGCCGCTTTATAGAATTCGCTCGGTGGGACATAGGCCTGACGGCAAAGATCTGTCACGACCCTGGGGGCCAGCCAATTCTTCAACGGGACGATTGTTCGACGATTTCCCGTCTCGTGTTCCAATGTCACCCATTTCACCCCATCCCCGATCTGGTGGAAACTGAAATATTCGCGCATCACGCGCACGAAGTAGTCTCCTGAGATTTGGTCGGGATAGCGCGCGGGTGTCATTTACCCACCTCCACCATCTCCAGGTGCGGCGGTTCATCGAGCGTCGGAATTTCACCCCGTTCCATGTACACTTCCAGGGCCTCTTTCAGGCTCTCCAGCGCCTCTCCGGAGGTTTCACCCTGAGCGGTTACTTCCACTTCGACGCATCGAGCGATCCACCACGGAGTTTCGTGTACAAGGACCGCCGAGACCTTGGTTGTCATATGTCAACGCTAATCAACGATCGGGGCCCTCGCCACTCACGGTAGGACGCGCATGCGCCTTACCTCAGCTCAGGACAGCCCAGCGGCTCACGAGCAGCTCCGGCCTCTCGCATGACCTGAACGACGCCACCGCGGCGGGTTGCCCGTCTGCTCTTCGAAACGGCCTCCAGCCCGCCGAAAGGAACGCTAGGCAGCCAGCCGCCCAGATCACGTTTCGCCGAGACGCCTCGGGTAGCAGCGCCGGCGGACCGCCAAGACGTTCTCCGAGGCCATCTGCTGCCACAGCGGCAATCGGCCACCTCCCTGTGGGCGGGTTGGGCGGGCTACGCCTCAGCTGGGCTTCTGGTCGTCGGGGGGCATGACTACGTCCATCAGCTTCCACATCTGGGCGATCTGTTCCGGGGTCATGCGGTCCACCTGTCGCACGAGTGCCCGTCGTCGTCGGTCCTTGTCGTAGACACGCTGGACGCCGAAGAACTGACTGGCCGCGGCGTCGGCGATCATGCTGTAAGGCAGTTCCAGTGCAGCGGCCAGGGCCCGGAGCTCTGGCTCGCGGGGAACGGCGATGTCTGGGTCCTGTCGCTCCAGCCGCCAGATCCACTTGTACTTGACTGCAGGTGGGCTGCCGTCTGATGGCTGCGTACGTTCCTCGACCTTGCGCAGGCTGAGGCCCAGCTCCTCGCGCCGCGCCTTGACGAGGTCTGATAGTTCAGCACTGGCGGGGGTGTCGTCGGTCATGCTCGCTCCTGTGTCGCGTCCGGGTCGCCGGGTGTTCATGGGGCCAGTGGTGCGCGACAGCCATTCTCCCTTTTCAAGCATGGCGCCTTGTTTCCCTACGTGAACAGATTGTCCATGTAGGGAAACGTCAGACCAGGGCGCGCACAGAGTCTGGCCGGTTTTCACACATCCGGAGTGCTCCCGTCGGGGCCCATCGTGTTTCCGTGAAGAAACACTTTGTTCCCCATGGACAACATGTTCAGGGCATGCCATGCTCATGTTGTTTCCACACAGAAACACTTCGTTCTTGAGGTGAAACGTGACCCCTGCTGCCCACATGTACCACCTCGTCGACCGCGATCTGCTGCGCCGCCTGATGCGCCGCACCGGCACCGGTCGCCGCATCACCACCAGGAGCCTCGCTGCAGCGGCCGGCGTCGCTCACGGCACGATCGGAATGCTCCTCACCGGGGCCCAGGCTTCTCTCCCCTGCGACGCCGCTCACGCAGTCGCTCAAGCCATAGGGGTCGACGACCTGATCCTTTGGGCACCCACCGGCCGGGCTGTCACGGCCGAGGCCAACGCGCAGGCAGCAGCATCGTGATCTGCCGTACAGCAGACGAGGCGTTCCAGGCCGGGCTCAACGCCCTTTGCGAACACGGCATCCAACCGATCACCGCGTGTGACAGGTGTCGCCTCACTGCGGAGGAGATCCGCCGCATCGCCGTTCTCCTGCGCCCTCCCGCGCAGCCGACGACCGGGTTGGCCACAGCCGCCTGACCAGGAGAGACGGGACGCCTGGACCGGACCTGGTCCACAGCGACGCCCCCACCTGGCACCTCCCCCATCGCTGAAGCGAGGCACCAGATGACCACCGACCCCACTCCCTCCGTGGCAACCGCCGCAGCAGCCCTTGTCCGCCTCCTCGTCCGCGCCGAGGGCGACCCCGCATGTGCGCAACTGCTGACCGCTGTGGTGTGGACCGTCACGGGTTCCCGGATCGGCGGGAACCTCTACCCGTACGGCCAGGAGCGCGAGCACTGCGCACACCTGCTTGAGGCTGCACGCTCGCTTTTCGGCGGGGAGATCACCCCGACCACGGACCGGTACGACGACGAGTACGCCTGGTGTGCCCTGTCGACCGCGGTGGCGGGCGTGCCGGTGCTGCTGCGGGCACCCGCCCCCTCGGCCAGCGTCGAGACCCAGCTGCGCCGGCGGATCGCCGAGCTTGAGGCACAGGCCGCTGGCCGGGCGGTCGCGGCATGAGCGGCGAGTCGCGGATCCGCGCGGCCTCCGCCGTCATCACGGCCGCCTGGGAGGCAGGCCACGGCACGGCTGGCGAACTGGCCGCGGCGCTCGATGCGTGCTGCCTGCTGCGGTCGCCGCAGTGGGTCATCGAGCGGGAGCGTCTCACCGAGGGCGGCACGACCGATGCCTCCTGAACTCCCCTTACTTGCTCTGGCCGTTGTGTGCCTCGCCGTCCACCTGGCACAGGACATCGTCAGTCGGCGCCTTGACCGCCAGACGCCGTCACCCATCAGCCAGGCCGTGACGCATCCGGACTGGCCCAGCGACCCGGGGCCCGGGCGGCATCGCCGCTCCGCGGCCGCCCCCGATGCGTGGGCCGCGTGCCACAGCCTCACCTGCGCGCACCTGCAGACCCCTCACACCCAGACCCCAGCCGGACTCGTCTGCGACGAGTGCGGCACGACGATCCCGGGAGGACCTGTGTACGACGAACGCCACACCGGAGAGGTGGACGAGCGGTGATCGCCTGGCTGCGTACGAACCGGCGGCTCCAGGCGGAGACAGAGTTCCTGCGCTCTCGGCTGAAGGAGGCCCAGGCCCGGCCGGCCCTGGTCGTCAAGCCGGGCCCGCCGCCCGGGGTCGGCGTCGCCGACCAGGGACCTGCGCCGTACGACGTCGAGGAGCTCCTGCGCGGGCAGATACGGGCCTTGACGCAGATGAAGACGGTGCCAGGGGCGGCCGAGCTGGCTGCCGAGGTTCGCACGTGGCGGTCGCTGGCGGGTGCGCTCGACGCCCGCCTGCTCGACGCACAGCGGGCGGCCGAGGGCTCGGCCGAGGAGCTGCGCCACTGGGCCGACCGCGCCCGTACGGCCGAGACACAGCTGGCCGAGCTGCAGGGGGCAGCGCCGAGCGGGCATGAGCCGCTCCGCTTCCCGCCCCTGCGAATCGCTGGGCCTGCCCCATGGCCTGCGCTACGCCCGCCCGTACCTGTGCGGCTGGCGCTGCGACCGGCACAGCACCAACGCCGAGGCCGGGCGACCCGAGACACCGCCCGGTCCCGGTACGCCCGCCGGATCCTACCTCTCCCGCCTCACCGAATCCCCCACCGAACCGACCTTCTCGACGGAGGAACCGTGTCTGCTCCCACCCCCCTTGACGTCGCCCGCCGTGCCGTCGCTCCCGCCCCCCTCGACGACACATACCGGGCCCGCTACGTCCAGGGCATCCGCTGCAGCGGGATGACCCCGCACACCCGCCTCGTCGCCCTGACGCTCGCCTCCTTCGCCGGTTCGAACGGGGCCATCGCGGCCACCGACCAGCCCGGCCTGCTCGGACTCGTCGAGGCCACGGGGCTCTCTGCCGGCCGGGTTGCGGTGCAGCTGAAAGCCCTTGAGGGCCGCGGCTGGCTCCGGCCGCTGCGCGGCGCCAGGTACGAGAACGCCCGCCTATGTCTGGCCCTGCCGCAGTACGCCGCTGACCGCCAGCGCAGCTGACGACCGCAGCACCCCGACATACGACCTCGACCACGAGAGGCTCCCGTGCCAGATGAGCAGCAGCCGGATCACACCAGCGGCGGCGTTCCGCACGCCTACCGCAACGCCCTGTATTGGCGGTGGGCGCGCGAGCTGCCTCGCCCCCTGCGGGGCGGGTTCCTCACCCTGCTCTACACCTTGGCCTCAGCCGCGAACACGTCCGGTGTCCTGCGGATGCGGGACGGCAAGGTGATCCGCGTGCAGAGCATCGCGAGCGGCTGCGCCTCGGACATCAAGGAGGTCCGCCGGTGGCTCGATGCGGCCGAGGCCGCCGGGGTCGTAGGTGTCCAGGGACAGCGCAGGCGCGGCACACCCACCGTGTACGTGCTCTTGATGGCACCGCACCCGGACTGGGCGGCGGCGGTCGCTTCGCTCGCCGCCAGCCGCCGGGCCCGCCCGTCCAAGCCTGCCGCGCCCTGGTCGGACGAGGTCCCGGACTTGGGGGGGCCGACCCCCCAGGTTGCGGAGTCGAGTTGGGGGGACCGGCCCCCCAACTCCGCCCAGGACAGTTGGGGGGACCGGCCCCCCAGTAGCAAAGGGGGACCGGCCCCCTTTGAGTTGGGGGGACCGGCCCCCCAACGTCCCAGGGTTACCCACGTACTACCCCAAGACGGGCTGAGCTCTGGTGGTCAGCCACCCCCTGGGGGTCCTCCCCAGGAATCCGGCACGCCGCCGGCGCCGGAACCGCCCCAGCTGCCAGCAGTGGTACGGAGCCAGGACCGCCGGGATGCCCGGTCGGCCACGGCCAAAGACAAGAGCGCCAGCAGCGGCGGCCAGATGCCGCTTCTGTTGCCGGTGCGCGATCCCCATCGCGTGGCTACCAAGGCTGCCGTTCGCGAAGCCGCCGAGGCGGACCCGGAGGCCGTACGCAGGGCCATCCAGTCACTCGGCCTGACCGACGCAATCACCCTCTACGGCTGGCGCCTGGTCAGCCCACATGTCGCCGAACGCCCCGAGACCGGTTGACCCCGGAAGGAGCACCGATGCCTAGCGATCACGACGTCGCCCAATGTGACAGCTGCGGCCAGCGGATCCGCTGGACCATCACCGCCGCCGGCCGCCGCCAGGCCGTCAACGCCGAACCCAACCCCGCGGGCAACATCGCCGCCTACCGCGACGGCGTCGGCACCCTGCGCTCCCGGGGCCTGACCACCGACCGCCCCAACGTCGAGTCCTACGAGCGCCGGTACATGCCGCACGCCGCGACGTGCACCGCGCCGCCCCGGCCCGGGCGCAGCAGCCGCGGTACGCCCCGGGAGCGGCTCGGTGTTCGGCCGGTGCGCTGGCAGGGGTGGACGCGGTGAACCGCCCGACGGGTGTCGTGGCGGACGCCGTGGCCGCGGTCATCGCGGCGGCCGTGCAGCGCGAGCTCCTGGCGCTCGGCGTGGACCTGCCCGAGCGCGTGGCGCTCATCATCGGCACCTCGGCCGTGACGGACGTCCGCCGCGAGGGCTGGCACATCTCCCCGCCCACCACCGCGGCCGACAGCCGCCCCTCCCTAGGGACACACGAATGACCTTGAACCTGACCGGCGAGCTGGTCGGACACCAGCTCCTCGGCAGCCCCTGCTGACCCACCCCGCCCCCGAAGGAACCACCATGCGCATCTCCGCCGCCGTCGTGATGCAGATGCACCGCGACGGGTACAGCGACCAGCAGATAGCGGACCAGACCGGCGCCGCCCTGGCCGACATCAGCGACATCATCACCACGCACCGCAAGCTCGTCGCCCGCGGTGACATCCCGCAACCCGCAGCCCGGGCGACCGTCCCCGACGCCGTCGCACTCCTCGCCTGGGGCACCGGCCACAAAGCGGCCGCGGTCCGCCAGTACGCCGACCGCGCGCTCAGCGCGCTTGAACTCCTGCAGGCTCGGCACCAGAAGGACGCTGAGCTGCAGCGGATCGACAGCGACGTCGAGAAGCTGGAACGGCGCCTGGCCGGGCTGAGGGAGCGCCAGGCCGAGCTCAAGGGCAGCCGCGCGAAGCCCAGCACGGCGCCCACGCGGGACTACGCCCCGGCCGAGGTCCGGGCCTGGGCGCGGCAGGCCGGAGTGGACTGCCCGCCAGTCGGCATCGTTCCCAAGCCCGTCCTGGCGCAGTGGCGGGCGGCGACCGGGCGGGCTGCGCAGTGACCGGCGTCCCGGATGCCGCGCTGCGCGTCATCGCGGCCGCCATCGAGGACCACCGCACCATCACCCCGCCCGACCAGTGCACCCCGGCCGGCACCGCCGAGGCCATCGCCGTCTACCTGATCAGCAGCGGATGGGCCCTCACCCAGACCGCCCCGACCACCCCCTGAGGAGGCCCGCATGTCCACCCTCGTCACCAACCCTCGAAGCCGCCCTCACGCCGACACCCGGTCCGCCGCCAGCTGGCGGGAAGCGGCCAGGTGCGCCGGCCGACACGTCCTCTTCGCGTCGAGCGACGACATCGCCCGGGCCATGTGCGCGGCGTGCCCGGTCATGCTCCAGTGCCTGGACGAGGCCCTGCACGAGGAGGGGAACGCCGCTCCCTCCTACCGCGCAGACATCCGCGGGGGCCTGGACCCGCTCCAGCGCGCAACGCTGGCCGGGTACCGCCGCCGCACGGCTGGCCGCGGCCGGATCGCCGGCGACATGGACGAGGCCGAGAGGCTGCTGCGCCTCGGCACGATGAGCGACCAGAAGATCTCCAGCACCACCGGTGTGGGACGCGACTCCGTCGGCAAGCTCCGCCGGACCCTCGGCCTGCCCCCGGTGGCCGACCCGAATGCGGCAAGCCCGCGGCAGCGCCTCGCCCAGCGGACGCGACCGGGCCCGGGCGGCCACGTGCTGTGGGTGGGCAGCGAGATCACCGTCGTAAGCGGACGCAACGTGAAGGGCATCCGCCTGGCTTTCGAAGTGGGCTACGGCCGACTCCCCGACGGCGTCGTCAAGCGGACCTGCGACGTCGAGGGGTGCGTGGCCCCTGGCCACCTCACCGACCGTGCCATGCGCCGCACTGCAAGGGGCACCCGATGATCTGGCTGCCGGTCCTCCTCGTCTACCTCCTGGCCGTTGTCGTGCCCTTCACCGTCCTGAGTGCAGCGCTCATCGCCCACGGCGAGCGGCAGCACCGCGGCGAGCGAGCAGTCCGCCGCGCCCGCTTCACCCGCCGGAGCAACCGATGACCACTTGCCCGTGCCGCGCTGAGCTGCGCGAGGGCTACCTGTGCGACCGCTGCCGCAACGCCACCGCCGGGCGGCTGCGCCGGCTGCCCGTCCTCTACCGGCTCCTGCAGCACGAGCTGCAGCCCGCAGCTGCGGCCCCGTCGTACGGGAGGGTGCGCCTCGTCGAAGCACCGCTGCCCGTATCCGGCACCGTCCTGACCCTGCGCGGCCCGGGCGGCATCGTCGGCATCCTCGAGGACTGGTGGGGCGCGATGCAGGCCTCGCGCAGCGGGTCGGCCGCCGTCATCGCCGGAACCTACGAGGAACGCGCGATCAGGGCGGCCAAGCACCTGATCTTCCACCTCGACTACGTGGCTGACTGGGAACAGGGACCGCAGTTCGCCCGGGAGGTGCGCCGGCTCGACGAGGCGGCCATGGACATCGTCTGTCCGCACGACACCCGCGAGCGTGGCACCCGGCTGGGCCCGTGCCCGGCCGAGCACGCTGACGGCTCCGTGTGCGGGGCCGTCCTGCGCCACTACCGCAGCAGCCCCAAGCGGGTGACCTGCCCGTGGTGCGCCTCGGTGTACCCCCCCGACTCCTGGGCCCGCCTCAAGGCCTGGATCGACCACGACCGCCACCACGACCGCGAGGAGGACCAGGAGCTGCTCGCCGGATAGCCCCGGACGCAGAACGGCCCCCGCAGGTGCGCGAACACCGGACGAGGGCCTGACCGAAACCCTTGATCACCCAAGGAGAGAACGGCTGTGCCTGATCTTGCCAGTACACCCCACCGCCCCACCACACCCGTCCCCCCGCCCCTCCGCATCGCCGTCGGCCGCGTCCAGCGCCACGGCAACCGCACCCTGATCCTGCGCACCTCCGCCGACAGCGTGTCCGTCACCGTCATGCGGGCGGTGATCCGATGACCATGCAGCCCACCGACACCTGCCGCACCCTGCTCCTGCAGATGGCTGCCTACCTCGACCACGCCCGCCCCGACAGCCCTATGTGGGCCCAGGGCCTCGGCATCATCGCCGGGCAAGTCGCCGCCGATCACTACGGCATCCGGGCCGACCTCGTCGCGGCCGCGGAAGCCGAGCTCCTCGCGTTCGCCCCCGCCGTCGAGGGCGGCGTCACGCGCCGGCAGTACGCCCAGCTGCTGCGCGCCGCCGCCTCCTGACCATCTCCACCCCGGCCGGGCCCGCCGCCCCAGCGCGACAGGCCCGGCCGCGACCGCGACAGGACCTACCCATGACCGACCCCCGGAGCGCGGCTGTCGCCCAGCGTCGCGCCCGTGTCGCGGAGCTGACCCGCGACAAGAAGTCCATCCGCAAGATCGCCGAGGAGCTCGGCGTATCGAAGGACGTCGTGTTCCGCGACCGTCTGAGGAACGCCAAGACGCGTCGCGCCGTCTTCCGCGACAATGCAGCTCAGGCCCGGGACGCCATGGAGCGGCTTCACGCCGCTGTCACCGCGACAGCGGCCGCCAGGCCCGCGCACCAGGTCCTCGTGGACGACACGACCGCCGCCCGTTGGATCGCCCAGCTGCGCGCCGACGCCGCGGCGCTCTTGGCCGTCGCGGACACCTTCCGCGACTACTACCCCCACCTCACCGATCCGACCGCGATCCCGGATCCCTGACCGCGACAGCTCGGCGGATTGTCAGACCCTGGCCGTACCGTCGAGGTTCCCTACACGCGCTCGCAGGGCTGCTGGCGCTACTCGGGAACAGGCCCCGCCCGATCATTCCTCGGGCGGGGTCTCCTGCGTCTCGTACACATGAGGGGCGTCGGTCAGCCACCAGATGGCTGCCGAGTCGCCCAGCACGAGATCCTCCGGATCCGGGACGCCGAGGCGCCGCAGGAACTCCGCCACGTCTCGGTCGCTGTAGGCAACGCCGAGGACTGTATCGACGCCGCGCACGCGGATCGTCACCCGCCGGCCGCCCGACGGGGAAATCCGGTGCACGGTGATCGGCGCCTGCTCCACGTTTCCAGCCTGCCGCCGGCCCTACCCGTCCGCATCTGCAGCCGTACGCGGTCACAGGGGCGCCATGCCGAGAGCACGCGCGGACGCCGCTCGGCGAGACTGATCATCATGGAGTACCTCGCTCTGCCGCCTGGGCAGCTCACGACATCCACCGCCGCGCTCGCCTGCGGGGTCCAGCCCGCGACGATTCGCGACTGGGTACGCCGCGGTGTCCTCACCCGTTGCGGCGGTACGCCGAAACGGCCGATATACCGCCTGACGGACGTGCTCGCTGCCCGCGACTCCCCGAAGCCGAACCGCCCCGGCCAGCGAACTGATCATGGTTCTTGACAACCAAGGTTGACGCGCGCCACGATTTGCCGGTACAGCCATGCCCAAAGCGGCTGGCTGACCAGGACAAACCTCGGGCCCCGATCTCAAAAGGTCGGGGCCTTCGTCATGCCCAGGAGGCGCAACAACTGTCCTATTAAGGAGGCCAATGTCTGGCTGGGAGATACACACGGGGGACTCGATGCTCGTCCTCCCCACGCTGCACGAACCCGTCGATGCGGTCATCTGCGACCCGCCCTACAACAGCGGTGGTCGCACCATGACGGAGCGCACCACCCGCTCAGCCCGCGAGAAGTACCTGACTGAGGGGGGTCGCAATCACGGCTTCGACCTCGGCGACTTCACCGGTGAAAACCGTGACCAACGCAGCTATCTCGCCTGGCTCTCTCTCATTCTTACCGAGTGCCACCGCCTCACCAAGCCCGGTGGAACCGCTCTCGTGTTCAGCGACTGGCGACAGCTACCCACCACCACCGACGCCTTGCAGGCAGCCGGATTCACATGGCGGGGCGTAGCAGTCTGGCGAAAGCCTGTCGCTCGCCCGCAGCCCGGACGGCTGCGTCAGGAATGCGAGTTCATCGCCTGGGGCAGTAAGGGAGCCGTCGCGGTGGGATCCGAACCTGCCTACCTGCCTGGGCACTACACAGGCAGCCAGCCGCGCGGGCACAAGCGGCAGCACATCACGCAGAAGCCCCTAGAGGTAATGACCGAGTTGGTACGCATCGTGCCGGCCGGAGGAACAGTGCTCGACCCATTCGCGGGTTCTGGCACAACCGGAGTCGCAGCGGTGGAGACGAACCGCCGGTTCATCGGAATCGAGCAGTCGACCACCTACGCGGACATAGCCCGCGACCGCCTGCGGGATGCCGTCAGAAGGAGCGCGCCGACACCGTCACTGCACGAGCCGCAGGCCGAACTGCTCGCTTGACAGTCACGCTTGAGGCGCGCCACGATTTGCCGGTACAGCCATGCCCAGAAGCAGGTTGATCAGCACTCCGCAAAGGCCCCGCCCATCGGTCGGGGCCTTTGCCGTGCCCAGCGCGAGGAGGTCGCCATGCCCCTTCCCGCCGGCCTGCAGACCGTCACGATCACGGACTCACGCCTGCACCCCGACGGCGGCCCCATGCGCGGCCAGCTGACGCTGCGCCCCGAAGTTCCGGTTATCACCTCCGCCGAGCACGGCACCATCTTCATGGGCGACGCCACCACAGAATGGGTCGACGGGACGGCCACCCTGACCGTCCTGGCCTGCGACGCGGCAGGCTGCACGCCCACCGGGTGGACGTACCGGGTCATCGAAAGCCCCCGGGACGCGCCCGGCCGTTCCTGGCCGGTACGGCTCACCGCGGCCATGGGCGCCGTCAACCTCGCCACGCTCGCGCCCACTGCCCCGGCCGCCGGCGAATACCTCCTCGTCGCCGGCCCCAAGGGAGACACCGGACCGCAGCCTTCCCTGGGCGCTGCCGGCGCCGGGCCGACCATCGCCCTGAAGTCGGACGATGCCAGCACCACCAACGCCCGTACGCCGACGGGCAGCGCGGGTGGCGACCTCTCCGGTACCTACCCGGGCCCCACCGTCGCCAGGGTGAACGGGATCGCCGTCACCGGTGCCCCGGCCACCGGGCACGTACCCACCGCTACCGGGAGCTCCGCGGCGACCTGGCAGCCGCTCCCCACGGCGAGTACCTCGGCCAGCGGCATCGTCACCCTGGACGGGACGGCTACCGACCTGCAGCCGCCCGGCGCGCCGGCGGCCGGCGCCACCGGGAAGGCCGCGGATGCCGGGCACGTCCACCCCACCCCGTACTGGGTGCCCGCCGACAACGGATTCCTGACCGCGACGTACCCGCCCGTCCACGCGGGCGCCGTCACGGCACAGACGTCTGCGAACGTCGCCGGGAAGATCACCCTGACGAAGATTCCGATCCGCCAGTCGATGACGGTGACGAACATCTGGTTCGGCCTGGCAGGGATCGACGCCGGTTCCTCCCTGAACAACTGCTATTTGGGCATCTACAACGCCGCAGGCGCGCTGCTGGGGTCGACTGCCGACATCTCCTCGGTCCTGAACGTCAACGCCGTAGCCAAGGGCGTCCCGTTGACCGCGCCTGTGAGCCTCACCCCAGGCAACCACTTCATCGCCATGTTGCTGAACGGGACCTGGACGCAGAACGCGTTCACGTTCAAGTGCTCGGGCGCCGGCATCTCGGTCAACGCGAAGCTGACCGCACCGAACCTGCACTACTCGAACCTGCTCACCGGCCAGACGTCGCTACCGTCCAGCCTCACTCTGAGCAGCCAGTCCACCAGCATCATCGGTGGCGGCTGGGCCAGCCAGTGGTACGCACTCGACTGAGGAGACCCTGGTGATCGACGACACCGCCCACACCCACGCGGAATCCCGCAAGGCCCCGAACACCCGGAATCTGCCCGCCTCCCGCGTCCATGCCTAGACGGCGGCCCTGCCTCGCCTGCGGCCGCCTCACCCGCAACCCCTCGCGCTGCGACGCCTGCACGGCCGTCTACAACGCGCGGCGCGGCACGGCCGCCCAACGGGGGTACGGAGCGGACTGGCGTCGCGTGCGGGACCAGGCCGTCGCCGCGCACCGGCATGCCCACGGCGAGTGGTGCCCCGGGTGGGGCGTACCCGCCCACGCGGCCACCGACCTGACCGGCGACCACATCACCCCGCGCAGCCGCGGCGGCACCAACACGGCGGACAACGTGCAGGTCCTCTGCCGCGGCTGCAACTCCCGCAAGCACAACCGCTGACCCCCCGGTCCAAGTTTTCAGGGGGGTGCCCATGGGCCCAGCCCTGAGGGAGGGGTCACACCCCCCGGCGGAAGATCAGGTACGCGCTGACGTTGCGCCCAGAGGAATGGTCAAACGAACACCTGTCCATTCGCCAGCCCAGCGCCTCGATCGCCTCGATCTGTTCCGCGACACCCGACAGCGGGCCGCTGGTCCCCACTGCGGACATGCCGTGGTTGATACGGCAGACGAATACGCGCCGCCCCTCCTGCAGCGCACGCTGCGCGTGCGTGCTCATGGTCTGCGCCTTGACGTCCTTGATGAAGCCCATCTCTGCCCCCTTGCTGCAGTGCCGCGGTCCCCATGCCGCCGCCGAGAGCGGCACAGTAGCGCCGCCAGTGCCCAGCTGTACGCGAGTCAGGCAAGGCCGCCGAGTCAGGCCACGGCACCCCCTGTCACTGACGGTGATGGATGTTGCTGCGCGTCATGGCCTGGGGGGTGGGTGAAAGTTCACGTTCATGATCGTCTTCGGACCCGGCCCCCAGGGGAGACACACGGCCGCGAAATTCGGGCCCGGGGGGTCTGAGAAAGGGCGGTGATCATGTCCGCCGGGCGACCTCCGACCCCTACGGAACGTAAACGGCGCTTGGGTAACCCGGGCAAACGGGCCCTGCCCGACACCAACGTCGTCGCGCTCCCGCCGGTGGCCGACGACACTCCCGAGCACCTCGGCCCGGCCGGCGGGGCCGTCTGGCGCCTGGTCGTCGAGCAGTGCAAGTGGCTGGCCGAGACGGACCGGCCCGCGCTGGTGGTGGTGTGCGAGAAGTTCGACCGCCGGCAGGACTTCATGGCTCGCCTGGAGTCCTCCGATCCCGTGCTCTACACGGACAAGGGGTACGCGTACGCCAACCCGCTCGTCGGGATGCTGTCCACCCTGGAGACGGAGATCGTCAAGCTGCTGTCCGCGCTCGGGCTCACGCCGACCGACCGTACGCGCCTGGGGGTGGCCGAGGTGAAGGCCAAGAGCAGCCTCGAGCAGCTGCTGGAGCGCAAGGCGAAGCGGGGCGGCGGTGCTTGACGGGCCCCCTCGCTTCCCCGCGGTCCTGCCCCGGGGCCCCGAGCTGTGGGCGCCGGAGCGCACGCGCTGGACGGAGGAGAACACCGACGGGATCTTCGCCTGCGACCTGGTGCAGTCCTACCTGCGGCTGACCAAGGGGCCGCGGCGCGGGGACCTGGTCCAGCTGCGGATGTGGCAGGGCGACCTGATCTGCGACATCCTGCGCCGCGACGGAGACGGCCGCGCGTACTGGACGTACCTGGTCCTGGTCCCCCGCAAGAACTCCAAGAGCCTGCTGGGCGCCGGCCTCGCCATCGACGGGATCTTCGACGAGCCCGGCGCCGAGGTCTACAGCTGCGCGGCCGACAAGGACCAGGCGAAAATCATCTTCGGTGAGGTCCGCGCCGCGATCGAGATGTCCCCCGAGCTGGACGCCAAGCAGGGCGGCCTGCTCAAGGTGTACCGGGACGCCATCGAGTACCCGGCGATGGGTTCGGTGTACCGGGCGCTGTCCAGCGAGGCCTTCACCAAGGAAGGGCTCAACCCCTCGCGGGTGCTCTTCGACGAGCTGCACGCACAGCCCTCCTGGGAGCTGTGGAACGTGATGAACCAGGGCTCCGACACGCGCGAGCAGCCCTTGATCCTGGCCATCAGCACGTTCGGGGTGCGTACGGACTCCTCCGGCGAGGACAGCGTCTGTTACGCCCAGTACCAGTACGCCAAGAAGATCATGTCGGGCGAGGTCGACGACCCGCGGTACGGGGCGCGGATCTACGAGACCAACGCCGAGGCGAAGGGCTTCGACTACCTGGACCGGCGGGTGTGGGAGGCGGCCAACCCGGCCCTGGGTGACTTCCTCGACGAGGAGAAGATGGCCGCGGTCTCCCGGAAGATGCCCGCGCCGGACTTCCAGACCAAGCGCCTGAACATCTGGGTCAACTCGGCGAAGGCATGGCTGCCGGACGGGGCGTGGGACCAGTGCGAGGCGGCCGGCGAGGTCATCGAAGACGGCGCCGAGGTCTGCCTGGGCTTCGACGGGTCGTACAACAACGACTCGACCGCCCTGGTGGTGTGCCGCGTGCCGGACCCGGGCCGCTTCGACCCGGACGACCCGCAGTACGCGGCGCTGACCGACGAGGAGCGGGCGGCGCTCGCGGCCGGGCTCAATGCCGGGCTGCGCGGCCCGCACCTGGATTTGGTGCAGGCCTGGGAGAAGCCGGCCGATGCCCGGCCGGACTGGACTGTGCCGATCCTCGAAGTCGAGGACGCGATCCGGGGCGCGTGCCGGCGCTGGCAGGTGCGCGAGATCGTGTGCGACCCCGCTCGCTGGGCCCGCACGTACCAGGTGCTGGAGGAGGAGGGGCTGCCGGTCGTCGAGTACCCGCAGTCCCCCGCGCGCATGGTCCCGGCCACCCAGCGGTTCTTCGAGTCCGTCATGAACCAGTCCCTCACGCATTCCGGGGATCCGCGGATGGCCCGGCACATGAAGAACGCCGTGGTCCGCCAGACCTCACGCGGCCTGATGATCTTCAAGGACGCCAAGGGCTCCCCTCGCAAGATCGACATCTCGGTCGCCTCGATCATCGCCGTCGACCGTGCCTGCACCGCCCCCGAGCCCGAGCCCACCCCCCAGTTCTTCTCCTGGGCCGACCTGTAAGGGGGGACCTGTGCGCCTTCCATCGTGGCGCCCCCGCATTCCCCGCGTCCCGCGCGGCCCGCTGTCCGACGTCATCGACCTGGCCGGTCTGGGGTGCCTGGACACTGCCGCCTGGTGGCTGCACCCCGTGGCCGGAATCGCGGTCCTCGGCGTGGTCCTGCTGGTGATCGGATGGGTGGTGGACCGTGAGCCTGCTCCGCAGAGTGAGTGAGCGCCGCGCCGTCACCCAGTTCGGTGACTCCTCGATCCCCACCAACGGCTCTCTGGCCGGATGGACCGCATCCGGGGTGGCCGTCAGCGACCAGACCGCGATGCAGCTGACCGCCGTATGGGCCTGCGTGCGGATCCTGTCCACCACCCTGGCCGGCCTGCCCCTGCACGCGATCGTGACCCGCGACGGCATCCAGGTACGCGCCTTCCCGCAGCCGGTCATCGTCGCCGACCCGTTCGGCGGCGCCGGCGGAGCCCGCTTCCCCTCCCGACGCGCCGGCTTCAAGCAGCTGGCGATCTCCCTGCTGCTGCGCGGCAACGCCTACGGCATCGTCACCGCCCGCGATCACCTGCTGCGCCCCACCCGGCTGCAGATCCTCCACCCCGACCGCGTCAAGGTCAGCCTCGACGCCGAGGGCGGACGCACCTACGAGGTCGACGGCAAGCCGGCGGCCGCCGAGGACATGCTGCACCTGACCGGGATGTGCATGCCCGGCGCCGCGATGGGCATGTCGCCGATCTCCTACGCGCGGCAGTCCATCGGTCTGGGCCTGGCCGCCGAGCAGTTCGGCGCGTCCTTCTTCGGGCAGGGAGCCCACCTGTCCGGGGTGATCACCGTGCCCGGTGACCTCGACAAGACCAGGGCCCGGCAGATCAAGGAGGCCTTCGAGGGCTCGCACTCCGGGATGCGCAACGCCCACGCGGTCGGTGTGCTGTCGGGCGGCGCCGAGTGGAAGCCCATCTCCATCAGCCCCGAAGACGCCCAGTTCCTGGGCACTCGCGCCGGCCAGAACCTGGACGTGGCGATGCTGTACGGGGTGCCGCCGCACATGCTCGGCCAGGTCGACCGGACCACGTCCTGGGGCACCGGCATCGAGCAGCAGGGCATCGGCTTCAAGACGTACACGCTCGACGACTGGCTGGGGACCTTCGAGGACGGCTGGACGACGATGCTGCCGCGCACCCAGCGCGCCCTGTTCGACACCACCAACCTGCAGCGCACGGACACCACCGGCCGCTACGCCGGCTACGTCCAGGCCCGTACCGCCGGCCTGCTCACCCAGAACGAGATCCGGGCCAAGGAGAACATGCCGCCCGTCGAGGGCGGTGACGACCCCAACGCCCCGCTGAACTCCGCGCACTCCGGCGACAAACCCGACGGCGGTGCGCCCCTGCCTGTAAAGGAGCCGTGATGGACCTGTCCGCCCGGGCCACGCGGCCCGCCACTGTCGAACACCGCCACATGCCGTTCCACGGTGTGGAGCTGCGCGCCGCGCCGAACGGCACCGGCGGTGAGGCGCTCACCTTCACCGGGTACGCCTGCGTCACCGAGCAGGGTTACGAGATGCAGGACTGGCTCGGCCCTTTCACCGAGGTCGTCCGCGCCGGCGCGTTCACCAAGACGCTCTCCGAGGGCGCCGACGTCCCGTTTCTCGTCAATCACGCAGGGCTGACGCTGGCCCGCACCAAGTCCGGGACACTGCGCCTGGCCGAGGACGGCACCGGCCTGCACACCGAAGCCGACCTGGACCCCGCCTCCCCGCACGTGCAGGCGTTGCGCTCGGCGATGGACCGCGGCGACGTGGATGAGATGTCGTTCGGGTTCTGGGTGACCCGTCAGCAGTGGTCCCCGGACTATGAGCAGCGCGACATCCTCGAGGTCAACCTGAACAAGGGCGACGTGTCCGTCGTGAACTACGGCGCGAACCCGCACACCGCCGGCGCACAGCTCAATGCCCGCGACCTCGCCGGGCACCTGGAGCGCCTGGGCGCTGACGAGCGGCGCGAGGTGTTCGAGCGCCTGGCGGCCGAGTTCACCGGGCCCGCCGCCGAGCCGGCCGCGGCGCTGGGCCTGTACGAGGCCCGCGCCCGCCTGCTCTCCCTGTAACCGCACCATCCGCCTGCCATCGCGCCGGAGCCGCGCCGGCCGCCCACGCCGGACCCCGCTGGGGCACCACCTGGGCAGCCACCCGGACACCACCCGAGCCGCAGGCACGCCAACGCACCTTCCCTGACTCCCAAGGAGCCACCACCATGTCCCGTGAGTTCATCACGGCCCTTCAGGCCCGGCGTGCCAAGCTCAAGGAAGAGCTCGCCGAAATCCTCAAGGCCCCCACCAGCGAGCAGCGCGACCTCGACGAGAGCGAGCGCGGCCGCTTCGGCGGCATCGAGCAGCAGATCCGCGACCTGGACGCGCGGATCACCGAACTCGACGAGCAGATCGTGCGCGACGATGCGGCGGCCGACGTCGCCAAGCGCTACCAGGACCCCACCGGCGGCCGGGTCGAGGTCGTCTCCGAGCCGCTGACCTACCAGCGCGGCGCTGGCCAGTCGTACTTCGTGGACCTGGCCAACGCGCAGCTGTTCAACAACTCCGAAGCCCGCGCCCGCCTGCAGCAGCACGCCCGCGAGATGGACGTGGAGATGCCGCGGCGCGAAAAGCGCCGCGCGGCCAAGGCCGAGACGGAGATGCGCGCCATCGACCGCGGCAGCGTCTTCGAGAAGCGCGTCAACCCCAACCGCACCGACGGCCAGGGCGGCTACTTCGTGCCGCCGCTGTGGCTGGTCGACGAGTACATCGACCTGCCGCGCTACGGCCGCACGTTCGCGAACTCGGTGCGGAACCTGACGCTGCCCCCCGGCACCGACTCGGTCAACGTCCCCAAGATCGCCACCGGCACCGCGACCGGCGTGCAGACCGCAGACGCGGCCGCGGTCGCCTCCCAGGACCTGACCGACACCTTCATCTCCGCGCCGGTGCGCACGATCGCCGGACAGCAGGACGTCGCCATCCAGCTGCTGGACCAGTCGCCGGTCGCGTTCGACGAGATCGTCTTCGCCGACCTGATCGCCGACTACAACCAGAAGCTCGACGTGCAGTGCATCAACGGCTCCGGCAGCTCCGGCCAGCTCAAGGGTGTCCTGAACGTGTCCGGCATCAACGCCGTCACCTACACCGACGCCACGCCGACCCTGCCGGAGATGTACCTGCCCTCAATGCAGGCGCTGTCCCAGGTCGCGACCAAGCGGAAGATGATGCCCACCGCGGTGTTCCTCACCCCGGCCCGCTGGTTCTGGATGGCGAGCCAGCTCGACTCCCAGAACCGGCCGTTCATCCTCCCCGAGACCCAGAGCCCCTTCAACCCGCTCGCCCTGCAGACGGGCGGCGACGTCGAAGGCCCGGTCGGACGGATGCTGAACTTCCCGCTCCTGGCCGACGGCAACATCCCCGCCAACCTCGGCGGCGGCACCAACGAGGACCGCGTGATCGCGCTGCGCACCTCGGACCTGTTCCTGTGGGAGGGGTCGATGCGCACCCGCGTCCTGCAGGAGGTCCTCTCCGGGACGCTCCAGGTCCGCTTCCAGGTGTACAACTACGCCGCGTTCATGGCCGACCGTCGCCCCGAGGCCATCTCCGTCATCTCCGGTACCGGGCTGGTCGCCCCGTCCGGGTTCTGACCCTGCCCCGGGCCCGCCCCGGGGCGGGCCCGCCCTCCTGGAAGGAGAACGCGATGCATGACCGTGTCGCCGAGCTGGCCGGACTCCGCGCAGAGCTGGCCACCTGCGAGAACGGGCCGCGTGCCGCGCGGCGGGAGGCCGCCGATGAGGTCCGCGCGCAGATCGAGCGGGTCCGCGGTGAGATCGAGGCTGACGCCGAACGCCTGGAGACCGAGGCCGAGACCCTGTCCGCGGCCGGCCAGGACATTCCGGCAGCACAAGCCGGCGCCGCCGCGCGCGAGCTGCGTGCCGCCCTGGACAACGGCGAGCCCGCGGCCAGGGGCCAGCGGGGCCCCAAGCGGACGGTGACCCCGGCGCGGGCGCCCGAGACGCGCAAGACCGGCGCCTGAGACCGGCCGGGGGCGGATCCGTTCGGGGCGGGTCCGGCCCCGGCCTCCACACTGAGCGAAAGGGGGTGCGCGGTGGGCATCGTGGACCTGACCAGCGTCAAACTGCACCTGAACATCCCCGTCAGCGACACCAGCCAGGACGCCGAGCTGCAGGGGTTCATAGACGCCGCTGGCGACCTGGCCCGCGACGTCGTCGGGCCGATCTTGCCCGAGACACACGTGCAGGCCTTCGACGGCGGCCGACCGGCCGTCACCGTCGACTGGCTGCCACTGGCCTCGGTTACCTCGGTGACCGAGTGCCTGGGCCGCACCGCGTACGCGCTGACCGAGCAGGCGCTGGGCGCGCAGACGGACGCCTACTCGTACACGGTGGACTACGACACCGGGCAGATCAGCCGCCGCACCGTCGGCGGCATGCCCTCCGTCTTCGCCTACGGCAGCAAGAACGTGATCGTGGTCTACGTCAGCGCGGACGGGACGGTGTCACCCTCGGTGCGGCTGGGCGCGCTCGAACTCATCCGGCACCTGTGGCAGCTCACCCAGCAGGGCGGCCGCCCCGCGTTCGGCGGGGCCGCCCTCGACGGCGAGAACGGCAGCAGCGTCCCCACCGGGTTCGCGCTGCCTGCCCGCGTCCTCGAGCTGTGGCAGCCCCGCCGCCGTCCCCCCGGGATCGCCTGATGACCATCCCTTCCTCATCGGTGCCCGCCGCACGCCGCTACGTGTACGAGCAGCTCACCGCCCAGCTCACCACCGACCCCGACTTCCCCAAGAGCCAGCTGCGCGTCGTCTACGACCAGCCCGGCACGTTCCAGCCCGACGACATCGTCGCGATCGGCAAAGTCACCCGCCAGACCAGCGTGAGCAGCATGGTCGGGTCCGGGGGCCCGGGCTGGCTGGAGGAGCGCTACCAGATCGAGGTGATCGTGGACGTCTTCCGCGGCGGCGACTACCCGCAGCAGACGTTCGACCGGGCGATGTCCCTCGTCGATGCCGTCTGCGCGGTCGTCCGCTCCGACCCCACCCTGGGCGGCGCCGTCCTGGTCGCCCGCCCCGCGTCCAGCACCCACGAGAGCGAACTCGACGAGGAGCACAAGGGGCGGCACTGCGTCGCCACGCTCGACATTGACTGCTACCAGCGGATCTAGGAGGTGGCCCGCCGTGGCCGCATACACGTACACCGGTGACGAGGACCGGTACTACCCCGGCCTGGCCACACAGGCCACGCTCGGCCTCACCGTCGAACTCGACGAGGACCCGGGGGACGGCCGGTGGGAGCCGGCGTCCAGCCGCACGGCACAGGCCGCCAAGACGGCCGCGAAGGCCCGGGCGGACGCCGCCGCCAAGGCCGCCAAGGCAGCTGCTGAGGCTGTCGCCACAGCCGCCGCCAACCAGGCCCAGTTCGCGCTGGCCGCTGACACGAAGGATGACGCCTGATGCCGCAGCCCACATTCCGCAGCTTCCTCGGCATCGCCAAGGAGACGACCTTCGGCACCCCGGTGGCCGCCACCGCGTTCCTGCCGTTGAAGTCGATGAAGCCGAAGGACAAGCTGACCCTCCTCGACGACGCCGGCATGCGCGGCTCGATGGTCGACTCCTACGGCAAGATCGCCGGGCCGATCTTCGCGGAGTACGACTTCGAGGGCGACATCTTCCCCGACACCGTCGGCTATGCCCTCGCAGGCGTCCTCGGCGACGTCACCGTCACCGGCGCGTCCGCCCCGTACACGCACGCCATGGCCGTCCTCAACTCCGGCACCGGTCAGCCGCCGTCCTACACGATCTCCGACTACTACGCGATCACCACGCGGCAGTTCGCCGGAGCCAAGTTCTCCGAGGTCGGGATCAAGTTCAGCGGCGACGGCCTGCTGACCTACAGCGCGAAGGCCCTGTCGCTGGCCTCGGCCACCACCAGCGCGCCGACGCCTTCGTACACCGCGGTGAACCCGCTCGCGGGCTGGGTGGGCGCGGTGACGATCGGCGGCAGCAGCAACCTGACGCTGATCGACGGCGAGTGCACCATCAAGAGGCCCGTGACCGTCATGCACACCGTCGACGGCTCCCAGGCCCCCTACGCCCTGTGGTCGGGCCCGGTCACCGCCTCCGGGAAGCTCACCCTGGTCATGGAGGACGACACCCAGCTGCTGAACTACCTGAACAACTCCCAGCCCGCCCTGGACATCAACTACGCCCAGGGCGCCGGCGCCTCCGCGGTGCAGGTCAAGCTGCACATGACCAAGGCCGCCTACACCACGGCCGAGATCGACCGCGGCAAGGACTACTTGGCCCTGTCCGTGGACTTCGAGGCCATCGCCAACACCACCGACGTAGGCACCTCCGGCGGCTACTCGCCCATCAAGGCCACCCTCCAGAACGCGCTGCCCTCAGGGACGTACAAGTGACCGACATCGACATCACCCACGCCAACCGCATCACGCTCCCGGGCGGCGCCTGGGCCGACCTGCGCCCGGTGTGTGACATCACCGAGCGGATGCGCCGCCCCATCAAGCGCCTGTCCGCGAAACTCACCAGCTTCCCCGCTTTCATGGAGGCAGTGCAGCAGGCGGAGAAGACCCGCAGCTCCAGCGGTGACGCACTGTCCCCGCAGGACCAACTGGCCCTGGCCAGCTCCATGGGTGAGGCGTTCGACGTCCTCGAGGAGCTCCAGGACCAGCTGGTCACCGCCGCTACCCGCGCCTGGTCCTGGGACTTCCCCGTCACCGTCGACGCAGTCCTGGACTTGCCCACCCCGGCTCTGGACGCGCTCCGCAAGGCCGTCAGCCCTTACCAGAAGGCGTTGAACCCGAACTTCCAGCCGAACCCGGACCCGGCGTCCCCTACCGAGCCCTCCAGCGACTGAGAGGCCAGCTGGAGGGGTCCTTCACCTATGGGCCCGACGAGATCCCCGAGGACGAGTACCGCACGTGGCGGCTGTGCACCCTGCTGCACTGCCGCCCCTCCGAACTCGACGATGAGTCCGCTCTGACCCTCGACTGGCTCCTCGCCGTCGACAACACCGTCGCCAAAGCACGCCAGACCCGGGAGGAGGCAGCTGCCCGTGGGTAACGGAATCACCGTCGCCGTGCGCGGTACCCGCGAATGCGCGGCCGCCGTGACCGCGATGAACAAGCGCATCGACGTCGCCACCATCAGCGCTCTGAAGGCCTCACAGAACCTGGCGAAGGCCTCGATCAGACAGGGGCTGCGCGGCCGCCCCCGCTGGGACCACCGCGGCAAGTCCGCGCGCACGGGCGAGCGGGTCTACCTGAACCTCTCCCCGCACCACGTCACCAAAGCCGGCGGGCCCGGACGTCTGATCGGCAAGCTCTACCGGGGCGTCGGCGGGGTCCGTAAGCCCAAGCCGCTGCCCGCCGGCGGCTTCCAGGGCGGCGTCGGTGTCGGCGGCGGCGTCCGCAACCTGTACAAGAAGCGCCTCGAAGGTCAGTACCCGTACGTGAAACCTGGCGTGAAGAAGGCCGAGCCGAAGATGGCCGCCGTCTGGAACTCGGCCTACGCCAAGGCCACCCGCTGACCCGCACGTGAACGCATAGCTACATAGCTGCACCGAGCTGGATGGGGGGTGATCCGGCATGGGCGCTCTGCCTCCGGTGTTCATCGAGTTCCTGGGGTCTTCTGCCGGCGTCAAGACGGCGATGGCCGGGGTCAAGGCGGAGCTCGCGGCCGCCGACACCGCCGGGGCCGGGGCGTTCGCCAAGACGGGGATGCTCGGCAAGGCCGCCCTACTCGGCCTCGGTGTCGCCGCAGGCGCGGTCGCGGCCAAGACCGTGCACATGGCGGGCGACTTCCAGCTGCAGATGACCCGCGTACGCACCGGCGCGGGCGAGGCCGCTGAGAACATGAAGATGGTCGGCCAGGGAGTCCTGGCGATGGCCGGCCGGGTGGGGCAGTCCACCGAGGAGCTCACCGCCGGCCTCTACATGGTGGAGTCGGCCGGCTACCACGGCGCGGACGGCCTGAAGGTCCTGGAGACCGCAGCGATGGGCGCGAAGGTCGGCGCCGCCGACCTGAAGACGACCACCGACGCGGTCACCACCGCGATGAACGCCTACAAGATGGGCTCCGGTGAAGTCACCACCGCGATGAACGCGCTCATCGCGACAGAGGCCGAGGGCAAGACCAACCTCGAGGCGCTGGCCGGGTCGATGTCCTCGATCCTGCCGGTTGCGGCGGCCGCGCACGTCAGGCTGAACGAGGTCATGGGCGCCATGGCCACCATGACCGCCCAGGGCACCCCGGCCGCCGTCGCGGCGACCTACCTGCGCCAGACGATCGGCCAGCTCTCCAACCCCTCCGGCAAGGCCGCCCGGGAGATGGAATCGCTGGGCCTCTCCGCGGTCCAGGTCGGGCAGCGGCTCGGCAAGGAAGGTCTGGCCTCCACCCTGACCCTGCTCACCGACGCCATCGAGCAGCACATGGGGCCGGCCGGGACCGTGCTGATCAGCCACCTGCAAAAGGCGGCGTCGAACACCACCGCGTTCCAGAAGGAGCTCGCGAACCTAACGCCGGCGCAGCAGACCTACGTCGGGGCGCTGGCCACGATGGTCGGCGGCACCAAGTCCATGCAGGCGGCCCTGCAGCTGACCGGCCCGCACATGCGCGACTTCCTCGACAAGACCGCCGCCATCGATGAGCACGTGCGCGAGGGCGGAAAGCACGTCGAGGGCTGGGCAGACGTCCAGAAGAACTTCAACCAGCACACGGCCGAGGCCAAGGCATCGCTGGAATCGCTCGGCATCCAGATCGGCCAGTACCTGATGCCGGTCATCCAGACCGTCGTCGAGTACGTGGCGCTGGGCGCGTCCTGGCTGGCGCAGCACTCCCAGGCCGCAAAGATCGCTGCCGTGATCATCGGCGGCGTCCTGTTGTTCTCCATCGTGGCGCTGACGGCCGCGCTGTGGGGGATGGCGGTCGCGGCCGCGGTCAACCCGGTCACATGGATCGTGTTGGCGATCGTCGTCCTGATCGCCGAGCTCGCCTGGCTCGCCACGCACTGGCGCCAGGTCTGGGCGTGGATCCAGTCGGTCGCCGGGGCGGCCGCCGACTGGATCGTCGGCCGCTGGCACGACTTCATGGCCAAAAACCGGGCGATCTGGGCGGGAATCAGCGGCGCCGCCGTCGCCGCCTGGCACGGCCTGGCCGCGTTCTTCGTGGCCGGATGGCACCTGCTGACCGATCCGATCGTGATGGCCTGGCACTGGGTCACCCGCGTCACCGTCGCCGCCTGGAACTCCATCACCGCGTTCTTCCGCACCTGGTGGCCGCTCCTCCTGGTGATCTTCGCGCCCGCGGTCGCCACCGTGATCGCGATCTGGAACCACTTCCACTCCACGATCACCAACGTGGCCGTCGCCTCCTGGACCATCATCACGGGCTATCTCTCCAGCGCGTGGGCTGGCCTCAAATCCATCGCAACCCTCATCTGGGGCGGCATCCAAGGCGCCATCATCACGCCGATCATGACGGTCTGGGGCTGGCTCGTCGCCGCCTGGACCGCCGTCTCCGGCTGGCTGCACAGCAACTGGGGCAGCATCCGGTCCGGCGCGAGCAGCGTCTGGAGCGGTATCCGCGACGTCATCATCAGCCCGCTCGTGCAGGCCAACAACATGGTCCACAGCACGGTGGACCGCATCGGCGCGAGCATCCGCGAAAACCTGCGCAAGGCCTGGTCCGACACCAAGGCGGCCGCGTCCTGGTTCTGGGACATCGGCGTCGGCATCGTCCAGGGAATCGTCAACGGCATCCGGGCTGGCGCCGGGTGGCTGTACTCCACGCTCCGCAACCTGGCCGCCGACGCTCTCGCCTCCGCCAAGAGCTTCCTGGGCATCAACTCACCCTCGAAGGTGTTCGCCGACCACGTGGGCCTCGCCATCCCCGAAGGCATCGCACACGGCATCGATGCGCACGCCGGCCTGGCCGTCTCCTCCGTGCGCTCACTGTCGGGGCTGATCGCACGCCAGCAGGTCGGCACGCCGTCCCTCGCCCTTGCCGGCGCAGGCACCACCGGGGTCGGGGGTGGAGGGGGCGGAAGCCCGGCCGTCCACATCAACATCACCGTCCAGGGCAGCGTGCTCTCCGAGCGGGATCTACGCGACACCGTCGAAAAGCAGATGCTGCGGCTCGGCATGCGCGGATCGACGACCTGGCAGCCCTACCAGCGCAAATGATGGGAGCAGCCCATGGCCATCAATCCCAACTGGCCCGTTTTGATGGTCGACTGGGGACCCTATTGGAACTGCAATGGAGCGACCTTCCCCGACGCTGGGTTCAGCGAGGTCACCTCACGGACCCGCGGCCACGTGTCCATTCAGCGAGGCAGGCAGTTCGAGCTCGACCAGGTCCGTGCGAGCACCCTGGACATGCAGCTCGCCAACGCCGACGGCGCACTCGACCCGCTGAACGCGGCCGGGCCCTGGTACGGGCACATCACGCCGTACCAGCCAGCCCGGGCCCGCGCTCAGTGGCCGCCGACCGCGAACCTCCTCACCCAGGCACAGGCCACCGGCGGCGACCTCGGCGGCTACACCCTTGGCACGTGCCGCTCCCAGGCAGGGCTCGGGGTCATATCCGCCACCGACCCGACCAACTGGGGCTCCATCGTGAACGACGTCGGCGCCTGGCAGGGCGGCCGCGTGTTCCAGTTCCCCGTGCCCATCTCGACCACGGCCGCCACGCCCATCGCCTACTCGTACACCGTGGGCGGCGAACGTTTGATCACCTACACCGCACAGATGCGGGTCCGTAACGTAACCGCCGGCACCACACTGCAGGTGCAGGCGTACGTCGACTCCGCCAACGCCGTGGGATCCAGTACCCGGACGAATGGCACAGCCACCACGCTCACCGGCTCGACCACCGCGCCCTGGACCCAGATCACCGTCACCGCCACCCTCGCCGCCGACGCCGCATACATGTCCTGCGGCGTGGCCCTCGCCACCACCAACGCGGCCGCCGCCACCCTCCAGCTCGACGGCTGGCAGCTTGAGAAGGCCGCCAGCGCCAGTACGTGGACGGCCCCCGGGACCTGGTACCCCATGTATGCAGGCTGGGTAGAGCGCTACCCCGCCTCATGGGCCATGGACGGCACCTACGGCATGACCACACCCACGTGCACAGACACCTTCAGCCTGCTCTCGCAGCGGCTCCTGCGCGACCCCCTGGTGGAGGAGATCTACAGCCGGAACCCGCGGTTCCTGTACTCCTTCGCAGACCCTCAGGACTCGAATTCCTTCGCCGACAGCATCGGCGCCTACCCGCCCGCCCCTCTCGCCGTCTCCAAATACGGGCCGGGCAGCATCAGCGCAGGCAACCAGATCACCGCCGCCACGCCGACCGGTACCTACGTCGGCTCCAGCGGCACAGTCATCACAGTCACCAATCCCAACCCTGGCGTCGGCAGCTCCATCAGCCCCGCCACATTTGTGTCGCTCAGCTCCGCAGGAATCACCGGGCCCACTAACCCCGGCGGCTCCTGGACACGGATGATTGCTTTCCGCTACACCGCCAGCACCCCCGCGCAAATCGCGTGCATGTGGTCGTGCTTCGACGGCCAGAGAGCAGCCGACAGCCCCTCAGGCTCGCGACTGCTGTGGAACCTGGACAACGCCGGCCGGTTCTCCCTGTGGATGTACGGGCCCACCGGAGCAGGCGCCGCCTTCACGCCCACGCCCACCCTCGTTGACGGCAACTGGCACCTGGCCATCATCAGCTACAGCCATGCGACCGCAACCCTGGTGATCAACCTTGACGGCACCAACAACACCTGGACATCCGTCAACCCAGCACTGGAACCCAGCGGGCTCCTCAGTGACAACCTCGGCTCCTACGTCGACCCCACCGCCGGAAACGGCACGACAAGCAACTGGCAAGGCGATCTGTCCTTCGCCTGCGAGTGGCCAACAGCCCTGTCCAGCAGCGCCATGAGCAGCATCTACACCGCATGGAAGCGCTCCTTCGCCGGGGACTCCAGCGACGCGCGGTACAGCCGGATCCTGGGCTGGGCTGGATACACCGGTCCCACCAGCATCCAGGCCGGGCTGACCAGGTCGATGGGCGCCGCAGCGGTAGAGGGCCAGGACGCGCTGTCCGCCCTGCAAGCCGTCGTCGACACGGAGAGCGGCGCCCACTACGTGGACCGCGCCGGCGCCATCGTCTTCAAGGCCCGCTCGGACCGCTACAACGCCCTGGTACCCACATGGACCTTCGGGGAGAACACCGCGTCGGGCGAGATCCCCTACGAAGACATTCAGCTCGACTTCGACCCGACCCGCCTGGCGAACCAGATCACGGTCACCCAGTCCTCCACCAGCCAAGCGTTCCGGGCACAGGACACCACCAGCATCACCAATTTCTTCCCTCGGCAGCTGTCCCGGACGACCGATGCTGCCCAGCCCCAGGAGTGTCAGGACGCGGCGAACTACCTTCTGTCCCGGTACAAGAACCCCGCCGTGCGGATCGCCGCTCTGAAGCTCCATCCCTCTGCAAACCCATCAGTGATGTGGCCGGTGTGCCTCTCCCTCGAGCTCGGCACCCGCGCCCGCGTCATGCGCCGCCCCCTGGGCGCGCCCCCGATCCAGGTCGAGTGCTTCGTCGAATCGATCCAATGGGACTGGGACGACCAGGGCGACGCCTTTGTCACCCTCCAGTGCTCGCCCGCCGACACCACCCCCTACGGGCTACTCGCCGCATTCCACACCACGCTGAACACGACGATCGCCTCGGGCGTCAACAGCATCGTGATCAAGAACGCACCGGGCCAGAACAACACCGACCCGGCGGCCGCACAGATCCCCGCAGGCGGCCAGCTCATCCTCGGCCTCGGCACCGCCAACCAAGAGACAGTCACGATCAAGTCCGTAGGCGCCACCACGGCCGGCTGGACCACGGCAACGATCACCCTCACCGCCAACACGACCAAGGGCCACACGGCAAACGACGTCGTGTGCGAGGCCCTGCCCGCCGGCGTTACCGACGCCACCACGTGGGATGCCGTCGCCCGCTTCGACCAGTCCGCGTTCGCCTACTAGGGGGCCACATGCCCAACCTGCCCGTGCCCGTGTGGGCATCGAACTACACGCCCGGCCAGTACGACACCGCCGCCCTCATGAACGTCATCGGCAACAACGGCCAGTTCCTCACAAACCCGCCGATCTTCGCCGGGTTCCAGTCCGCAGCCCAGTCCATCGCCAACAGCACCGTCACCGCACTGGCCATGGACAGCTCCGTCATCGACTCCTACGGCGGACACAGCAACGTCACCAACAACAGCCGGTACACCGCCCAGGTCGCCGGCTGGTACTTCATCATCGCCCAGGTCGGATACGCCGCGAACTCGTCCGGCAACCGCCTGATCGAAATGCGCAAGAACGGAAGCGGCACCACCCTGAACCTCGGCCAGGGCGTGGGTCTGGCCCCCACCACCTCCAACAACGCCGCGAACCAGGTCTGCACCCTGGTCCAGCTTTCTGCTGGCGACTACATGGAGGCCTTCACCTACCAGACCTCCGGTGTCTCCCTGAACACCATCGCCGCCCAGACCGGTATGACCGTGCTCTGGCTGCACGCCTAGGAGGCCCGTGATGACCTGCTGGATCACCAACTGCCCCGCGGATCCTGTAGTCCAGTGGCGCCGCCGCGAAGCCGAAAGCGACGACGTCACAGCGGTACTCGCCTGCGGCCAGCACGCGATCGGCCTGGACTCCGCCGCACACATCCACCAGCCCACGTGCCGGCCCACCCCAGCTCTCCTTCCGACCTGCGGATGCGTACCGGAGCCGCTGCCCAAGGACCCCGATCCGCCGCGCCCCGCAACCCTGCCAACGGGCTGGGTCGTCGACAGCGAGCGGCCCGGGACCGGCAGCGACGGCTGACCCACACCCGGCATGCCACCTGCACCCAGAAAGCGAGACACCAAACACCAATGGGCATCTATGGCCAGGACTGGGCGTCGTACCAGTCCAGCACGCCGGACACGTCCGGCCTCGACTTCGCCATCGTCAAGATCACGGAAGGCCTCGGGTACATCAACCCGAAGTGGGCCAGCCAGCGCGACCACGCCAAGGCCGCTGGCCTGGTCTGGGGCGCCTACCACTACCCCCACATGGCCGCCAACGCCCGCGAGGAGGCCGACCACTTCCTCGAACAGGTCGCCTGGCAGCCCGGCGACATCATCGTCCTCGACTGGGAGGGCTACGACCCGGCCAATACCAACGTGAGCAGGGCCAGGCAGCTCGCCTACAAGGAGGAATGGCTCCGCTACGTCAAGGGCCGCATGCCTGGCCACCGGGTCGGCATGTACGCCAACGCGGACTACTGGCTTCACGTAGACACCACCGGCTACTGCGGCGACTTCCTATGGATCGCCACCGCAGGCCGCAAGGCCGGCGACCCCGGGATCAAGGCCGACTGGATGTTCCACCAGTTCACCGACAACCCCGTCGACACCGACTACTGCCACCTGGCCAGCCGCGAAGAACTCCGCGCCTGGGCCCTGCTTGAGGAGGACCACATGCCCACAGTCCAGGAGATCGCCACCGCAGTCTGGAAGTACCAGGTAACGAACGCGGCGAACGGCCGACCGGTCGCCATTGAGGACGTCATGGCCTGGCAGGACAAGATCCACAACACGCAGGTCGAAATCCTCACGCGCCAGAACACCGCCACCAACGCCGCGATCACCGCACTGGCCTCCCAGCTCGGCAAGCACGACGACGTCGACACCGCCGCGGTCATCGCGGCAGTCGAGCAGGCCATCGCCGCCGCTGTCGTCCACGTGAGTGTGGACGTCACCGGAACTCCCACTCCGAACGCCTGAAGGGCCCACCCATGACCGTTGCACTCGACCGCGCCTACTGGCTCGGCCTCCTCGCCTCCGTCGTACTCCCCGTACTCGTCGGCCTCGCCACCACCCGCGTCACCCACGCTGGCATCAAGGCCGTGCTACTCCTCGCACTCAGCACCGCGACCGGCTTCCTCACCGAGCTCGCCCATCCCGGCCCGAGCTGGGACGCCGGTACCGCAGCTGCCCTCGCCGCGGTCGCGTTCAGCGTGGCCGTCCTCAGCCACTTCGGCCTGTGGAAGCCGACCGGAGTGGCAGGCGCCGCGCAGGACAGACTGATCACAGGAGTCCGCGAGTGACGCCGTCGGAGTCCACCCAGGTGGCCTCCGAGATAGCCGAGCTACGCCGCACCATCGAGGTCGGGTTCACCAAGACCGATGGCAGCCTCGCCCTTCTAGTGCAGCGCAGCGACCAGACCGACCAGCAGATCGCGGCACAAGGCGACCAGAGCAGAGCCCACGAGGCCCGCCTCGACGTACTGGAGCGCGGCGAGACCGAACAGCAACGGCGAGAGCGCGCAAGGGTCGATGTCCTGGAACGCGGCCGCTGGCCCCTGCCGTCCCTAGCCGCAGCCACCGGACTCGGCTCCCTGGCCGTCGCCCTGTACGCCCTCGTGGCGAGGTAGCACCGTTCAGTGCCGCACTCGACAACGCGCCCCCTCTCTGGCCTGCGGGCCGGGGAGGGGGCGCGTTTGTCATTTCCCCGTCACCGAACGGGAGTAGCGTTCTGGGTGTCTAGGTCAGAACGGAGTCCAGTATGCCCGAGCAGCACGACACCGCACCCGCCATCCAGACATTCGCCCACCGCGCCAGAGCCGCGAGAGACCGCGCCGGCCTGGCCCGCACCGTCGCCGGCGGTCTCGTCGGCCGCTCCGCGGAATGGGTCAAAGGGATCGAGAACGGATCCATCGGAATGCCCCGCCTCCCCATGCTGATCCGCATGGCCACGGTCTACGAATGCGACATCGCCGACCTGACCGGCGATGAACGGATCTCCGCCGCCACGTACACCAAAGCGGCCCACGTAGACCTGCCCGCGGTGAAGCGCGCGCTGACCACCTACAGGCTCTCCGTTGGTGACGCCGAGCCCGAGTCGGCCGAGGTACTGGCCGCCCGCGTACGGCAGGCCTGGAGGCTGTGGCACGGCGACGGGGACCACCGGTCCCGCATCGCCTCGCTACTGCCGGACCTGCTCGCCGACACGCAGCACTCGGTGCGTGCCCTGGACGGCCCGGACCGGCGGCGGGCGCTGGCCGTGCAGGCGCAGGTCTACCACTTGGCGCAGCTCTTCCTCGCGTTCCAGCCCGAGCCGGAGCTGATCACCATGGTGGGTGACCGGTCAATGTCTGCCGCACAGGATGCCGACAGCCCCCACGCGATCGCCGGGGCGGCCTGGTACATGAACCACATCTACCGGGACGGCAACACAGCCGCCGAGGCCCGCGTCGAACTCGCGGAGCAGGCCGCGGCGCTGCTCCGCCAGGAGGAGCCGGAGGGGCTGGCCCGGTGGGGGCTGCTCCAGCTCGCTGCCGCCCTGTCGTACGCGAAGGTGGGCCGGTCCGGGCTGGCGTGGCGGTACTGGGACCGCGCCGCGGATGCTGCGCGCCGGCTCGGGGGGAACTATGTCCACCCGTGGCTGATTTTCGGGCAGGGCATCGTGGACGCCTACGCGCTGACGATCCACCTGAATTTGGTGCAGCCCGGGAAGGCGGTCGAGGCCGCGGCCGCCCTCGACCTGAGCGCGGTCCCGTCCGCGACCCGGCGCGCCGGCCATCTCGTCGAGGCGGCGCGCGCGTACGGCATGCAGAACGAGGGTGTCGCCGCGGTGGCCCTGTTGAGCAAGGCCTACCGGACGTCGCCGGAGACTGTCCGCTACAGCACGCATGCGCGGATGGTCCTGCCCGAGCTGGCGAAGGCCGGGCCACGCATGGTGCGCGAGGACGCCCGCGAGTTGGCCCTCACCTTGGGACTCACCGCTTGATCGTCTGACGGGTAGAAACCCTACCCCCCGTCGAGGGGGTAGAGACCGTACCCGGTGGCCGCGGCCTGCGCCCCTACCGTCGTTTCATCACCCGCTGACGACGGTAGGGAGCGCCCACCATGGCCGCCCGTACGAGCATGGGCATGTGGCTGGCGAGCAGCCACCGCACCCCCGAACAGCCCTGGCACGAGTGGGCCGCGGACGGCGTCGCCGTGCTGCCTACCGGCTCCGCGTTCGACGCCGTACGGATCCCCGCGGTCATCGTGCACGCCGCCGTCGAGTCGGCCGACGCGGACACCGTGGGCATCGCCCTCGCCGAGCGTCTAGACGGTCCGGTCATCCACGATGCCCGAGGCCGGAACTACTACGCGCTGGTCCGTCCCCGAGTCCGCATAGACCTGGAGCCCACCAGCCCGGGCGTCGAGCTCCTGCCCGCACAAACCCACCTTGGGGTACCCGCGGTCGAGCGGTGCGAGAACACCCCCGTGACGCCGATCTACTGGGCTGTCCCCGGGAATCGGCCGGGACACTGCGATGCGGCTGCGGTCGCGCTCCTCGTACGGGTCGGGGCCGCTCGTCTCGCCGACGCGGTGACGTGATGGCCGGCGGATGGGCGCGGATGGAGCGGGAGTCGGTCGACCTATCGAGGCTGACTCTGCAGATCGTGGCATCGGCTGCTCACCCCAACGGCGTGTGTACCACGGAGCACATGGTCTGCCTTGGATGCCACATGCTGGCCCCGATCGCGCCCAAGTACGGGGGCCCGATGGCGGACTGTCGCCTGTGCGGCTACGCGTGGGCCGTAGCACATGACCCGGTGCAGTGCTGGCGGCGCGTCAACATCTGGGGCGACCGCCAGTTGGCCGCTGCGGTCCGTCAAGCCACGCCAGCACTGCTAGCCGGGCGCGCTGCCCTCGACGAGATCGTCGGGGCCCTTTGACTCCCGCCCCAGCAGCCCGTCGTCCCCATTCCGGTAGCTGGGGCGGATCCATCGCATCATCGGAATCTCACGGAGGAGCACTCCATGACCTCTCCCGCTTGCAGCACCGGCCCCACACCGCCCCCGCCGCCCTGCTCCAGCAACCCCGCACCTGCCCAGACCGGAGGAACCATGACCCGCGACACCGCCCAGCTCCTGGACGCCCGGCAGCTCATCACGCCCGAGGAGTTCGCTGGCATCGCCGCGACCGTCGGCAGCAACAACCCGGACATGTCGCAGGCCACCGCCGAACGCATCACGGAGGAGGGCCTCAAGTTCGTCGCGGCCGCCGCCCAGTTCCCGGGCGGCATGCGGCCATCCCGGACCGTCGATGAGGGCTGGCACTCGCTCATCCTCCACACCGTCGTCTACGCCCGCCTGTGCGAGCGTCTCGGCCGGTTCGTCCATCACCTGCCCGAGCTTCCCGACCCCACCCGCTACACCCCCGGCGCTCTCGACCACACCCTCGACCGGATCCGTGCAGCCGGGTACGAGCCCGACCTGGAGCTGTGGACGGGCCCGCTGGAGGGCATCCCTGTCGCCGCGGCCTGCCAGCACGATAACCAGTGCGCTGACGGCAACTGCGCGGCGACCTGTCGCGACGACCACCCCAACTAGGGTCGGATCTCGCTACGCTGATGGGCTATGACCGCATGGCAGAACGACGAATACGGCACTTTGATTGCCCACCTGCGGGACCTGCGGCGTAGGGGCAGCATCCCGGCCCGTCGTAGAGATGTGTCAGCCATGGGGTGCGCGGCCTGCCGCGGTATCCGGCGGACCATCCTCGTGGACGGTGAACGCCGGGTCGTGTATAGCGAGCCGTGCCTCGCCTGCCGTGGCGGCGGCGCCACGGAGAAGGCGCACACCCCCGCCTAGCCACACACCAGCCCCGGCCGACGATTCCCCGTCGGCCGGGGTTACTCCCTGACCAGGTGCGCGAGCGGTTAGCTCAGAGGGCTCGCACCGGGGCCTCTAGACCACCCCGGTCCCCCTTCGTCCACGGGCCAGCGACGGCCCAGCCAGCATCGCGGAGAAGGGCCTGGCACTGCGTGCGGTCAAACTGCCGGCCGAGTCCCTCGGCGAAGAACAGGTTCTCGCCGATGTCGAAGTTGCCGGTGTACCGGCGCACCTGCAGGTAGCCGGCCTCGGGGGAGCGGAAGAATTCCGCGCGGATGATCGGCACATCGAAGGGGACGAGGGAGGCACCCGGAGTAAAGGGGCTGAACTCACCTGACGAGTCCCAGTTCTGTTGCCACAGGCCATCGCCGACGAAGCGCTGCAAGATCCGGTTGTACTGGGCGGCCGCCTCGGGCTGGACCTCCCCATCTCGGATGGCGATCACGAACTCGCCGTCCGTCTCGATCGGCACAGCGGGGTCCGACATCGTGACGTCAAAAGGCATCAGCTCATAGCGAGCCTTGCCAATGCCCAACCCCTCGATCGGGCCGTCCACACGGAGTTGCCCTGGTGTCCAGACCTGCACCCACAGACGCTCATCGAGGATGTACTGGACCATCTCGGTCATGAAGTCAACCCAGGCGGGCGTGGCCTGTCCCCGTACGAACTGGGTGATGGCGGTGCCCGGCGTCTCGATCACCGTGACGAGCCGGCCGCCAGGCAGGGAGTCGACCAGTTCATACCGCTGGTCTCTGATCTCGTGAATCGCGTATCTCGGCAT